GATGAATTACCGCGATAACCCGTGGTTTCCCGCCATTCTTGAGCGCAAACGCCAGAAGGACAAGAGCGAGCGTCCGCACCTCTACGGTCATATCTGGGAGGGCGAATACATGACCCTCATGGAAGGTGCGTATTTCGCCGAGCATCTGATCGATGCGCAGGACAGCGGACGCATCGGGTTCGTTCCAGAAGATCCGCATCTGGTCATCAGGCTGTTCGCGGACATCGGCGGAACGGGAGCTAAGGCCGACAATTTCGTGTTCTGGGCGGCGCAGTGGGTCGGGCTCGAAATACGCTGGGTCAATCATTACGAGCAGCAGGGCCAGCCGATCGCAACGCATCTCAACTGGCTGCGCACTCAAGGTTACACGCCCGACAAGACAGTGATCTACCTGCCGCATGACGGCGACACGAACGACCGTGTGTTCGACGTCAGCTATCGGACGGCATTCGAAGGCGCGGGCTATACCGTTCACGTTATCCCCAATCAGGGGAAGGGTGCGGCAATGAACCGTGTCGAGCGAGCCCGAGAGCTGTTCCCGCGTATGCGGTTCGACGAGACGAAGTGCGATCCGGGCCTCAAGGCGCTCGGTTGGTATCACGAAAAGAAGGACGAGAAGCGGGACATCGGGCTCGGCCCTGAGCACGATTGGGCAAGTCATAGCGCGGATGCATTTGGCGCGGGCTGTGTTGCCTATGAGGAACCCCGTCCCGTCATCGCGTCTCCAACGCCCCCGCAGATAAACGCAGGATCACAGGGATGGATGGCCGCATGACCGATACCCGTCTCGACGTCCTGCGTCGCAAGCTCGACGCCCGCACCGATCACGAAGGCAAGGCAAAGCCGGGGTTCGGTGAGAATGTCGAGGCCATCAAGGCTGAGATCGCACGCTTAGAGGGGGTGCCCAAGAATGGCTAGCGCGCCCCTGATGTCCAACGATCCAGGCGCTCCACGCGACTGGTCGTTGCAGGAAAAGGAAAAGAGCCCGACGTCTCCCGCTGATTCCGGCGGAAAGATGACGGATGAGGAAACGCAAGAGTTCCTCGATCATGCAAGGACAGAGTTCCAGGCGGATACTGATTACGATCGCCCGAACCGTGAAGCGGCGCTGGACGATCTGGTATTCGTGTTCAAGGACCCGTGGGACCCCGTAGTTCGTCGCTCGCGTGAAGCGCAAGGGCGTCCATGCATTTCGATCAACACGCTGCCTCAGACGATTGGCCAGGTGATAGGCGATCGTCGTCTGAACGAAACATCCATCCGGGTTCTGCCGAAGGAGGATGGCGATAAGGATGTTGCGGAGGTCCGTGCCGATCTGATCCGCAATATCGAGGCGCAATCGAAGGCCAAGCGCGTTTACGATCGCGCACTGGAAAATCAGGTTGCTTGCGGGATCGGCAACTTCAAGGTCGTGCTGGATTACGCCGACGATGACGTGTTCACTCAGGACATTTTCATCAGGACGATCGCTAATCCGCTGGCAGTGATCTGGGATCGCATGTCGGTCGATCCGACCGGACGCGATGCCCGTCATTGCTTTGTTCAGGACACGATGCCTCGCAAGGTGTTCGAGCGCCGTTGGCCCGACCATACGCCAGACGATCTCGGCATGGAGCTGTCCACGCGTTTGCGTCAGAACGGATGGTTCACGAACGACGTCGTTCGCATCGTTGAATATTGGCGGATGGTCTATCGCGACCGCACCATCGCCCTGATGAAGGATGGATCGGTCCTTGACGTGACCGATAAGGACGAAGCTGAATACGCCGAAAACCTGTATCTCGATGACCAAGGCAAGCCACGTAAGCGCGTAGCTCCGCGCTGTGTTGCGCAAATGTACCTGATCACGGGTCATGCCATTCTCGACGGCCCATACGAGCTTCCGATCAACCGCTTGCCCGTGTTCCGCGTCAACGGGCGTGAGGGGATGGTCGGCGACGATCGTGTCCGGTTCGGCTTGACGCGGTTTGGCAAGGACGCGGCGCGCCTCAAGAACTACTGGCGCTCGACATCGGCTGAATTGCTGGCGATGGCGCCCAAGGCTCAATGGGCGGGGCCAGCGGATGCCTTTGAGGGCTATGAGGAATCGATTAGAAATTCGCATCGCTCTGGAGATCCGATCATCAAGTGGGCGAAGAATGCCAGCGCTCAACCAATTCGCATGGACCCCCCGCCGCTTCCGGCCGCCGTACTCAACGAAGCCGCGATGAATGCGCAGGACGTCAAGGACACGACAGGCATTCAGGACGCGTCGCTTGGCATCCGGTCGAATGAGACAAGCGGTAAAGCGATCATGGCCCGCCAGCGTGAAGGCGACGTGGCCACGATCATGTACCACGACGAGCTTAACAGCGCGATTGAGGAATGCGGCGACGTCATCAACCAGTTGATCCCGATCGTCTACGATACGGCCAGAACCATTCGAGTAATCGGCAAGGACGGTGAGGCTCGACTGGTTCGGATCAATGACCCGATGCATCCGGACTCAATCGATCTGGCAAAGGGCAAGTATGACGTCGCGATCACGACTGGCCCGTCGTTCACCACGCGCAGGGTAGAGGCGGCTGAAGGCATCATCCAGCTTGCACAGGCCGTTCCGTTGATCGGCCAGGCCGCTCCTGATCTTCTCGTCGCGACGCAGGACATTCCGAACGGTGACGAGTTCGTTGAACGGCTGAAGAAAGCCCTTCCTCCGCAACTGACGCAAAACGACGATGCCGGTTCGGAAGGAACGGAGGGGCATGAAGGCGCGCAGCCGCAAGCCGATCCGATGCAGGCCCAACAGCAGCAAATGGCCGCCATGCAGGCGCAGGCCGCACAGGCAGCACAGCAACACGCCATGCAGATGGCACAGATCGAATTGCGCAAGGAGCAGGCGAACGCTGAAAAGGCGGAAGCGGACGCCCGTGCTGCGGTCGCCAATGCGGAACGAGCAGAGGCGCAGGCCGAAGAGGCGCGCGCGAAGCTTCATGGCACCGTTGCCAGCACGATCAACAGTTTGGCCCCCGAAGAGTCGGTACTTGGGGATGAAGCCGGAACAGCCGACACGCCCCCCGGCGCGCAGCCGGCCGCTCTGGAAGCGCAATTATGACCGATACCACGCTCGCACCTGAAGAGGGTGCGAACACTGAGCAGGATTTTGCTCAGTTCGAAGCCGAGACGCTCGGCAAAACCGGGGCTCATGCCCCCGCAACTGTGACGAATGAAGACGAAACCGGGGAAAATGGCACCGGTGCAGTCGAGGGCGAAACCGGCGACGGCAAGCCCAAAGCCAATTCCGTCCAGGAACGCATGAACGAAATGACGGCGGCCCGCCGAGAAGCTGAACGTGTCGCTGAAGAGCGCGCGCGGGAAGTGGAGTATTGGAAGGGCGTAGCCGAAGGGAAGAAGCCGGAGGCCGAAGTTGGGAAACCAGCCGAAGGCGACGATCCCGAGCCCAAGCCCGATGATTACGAATACGGTGAGGCGGATGCCCGCTTCATCGCCGACAACGCGCGCTGGAACGCGCGAGACGAGTTCCGCCAACAGCAGCGGCAGGCCAACGAACAGGCCGAAGCCGCCGCGCTGCGACGCGGCCACGAGGCTCGCGTAGCCGAAGCGGTCGAGAAGTACCCCGATTACGCAGAAAAGGTCCAGGCGTCCGCAGATCGCGGCGAATGGCCCTGCACTCAGGTAATGGCACTTGGCATCATGGCTTCCGAAGTGGGGCCTGATGTCGCTTATCACCTGGCGTCCAACCACGCAGAGGCAGAGCGCATTGCGAAGCTGCACCCGCTTGAGCAGGCGCGCGAACTCGGGCGGATTGAAGGAGGCTTCCTGAACAAGCCGAAAGAGCCGGCCCCCAAGGTCGATGCTCCGAAAGCCCCGCCACCGCCTACGCATCAGGCGCGCGGCGTGGGTGGCAAGTTCGAGGTTGACGACGACACTTCCGACTTCGCGGCCTTTGAGGCGAAATACCAGCGCAAGTAACAACCCGAATGCCACGTCGTGAGACGTCGCTTTCCCTGCGCCCCACGGCTTCGGCCGTGCGGGCCTGATGGAGCACTACGGAAATGTCCAATCAGTTCAAACTCACGCAGAAGGTGGCCAACACCTTCCTGATGATCCTCAAGAACCAGCTCGTGATGGGCAAGATCACGAGTTCCGAATACAGCGAGGAATTCGGCCAGAAGAAGATGCAGATCGGTGATACCCTCACCGTTCGACGCCCTCCGTCGTTCGTTGTGAGCGACGGCCCGACGTTCAAGAATCAGGACGTCGTGGTCGGTTCGGCCACCGTCAAGATCGACAAGCAGAAGCATATCGGGTTCACCTATTCGGATCTCGAACGCGCCCTGTCGGTCGATAACGCGCTGGAAGACGCCACGCTCAACGCCAAGATGGCCGCGCTCGCGCAGCAGATCGACAGCGACGGCATGGCACAGGTACTCAAGTTCTCGCAGTGGGTCGGCACGCCGGGCCAGGTGATCAACTCGGCGATCGACTTCAACGAGATGCCGAAGCGCCTGGACAACCTCGCGGTGCCGCAGACCGATCGTAACGCGGTGCTGGCGGTTGATGACTGGTGGGCAACTGCAGGCTCGTTCACCGGCAACAACTTCTTCGACAATGACATCACGAAGAGCGCGTTGCAGCGGGCACGTCTGCCGATGCTGGGTTCCGTCCAGCCGTATATGTCGCAGAGCGTCCTTGCTCTTACCACCGGCACGCGTACGGCTTCCGGCGTTATCCAGGTCAATGGCGCGTCGCAGAACGTCGATTACTCGACGGTTCGTGACACCTACGTTCAGAACCTTAACATCAAGGGTCTGACCGTTGGCTGGACGATCAAGGCCGGCGAGGTGTTCAGCATCGCGGGTGTGTATGCGGTGAACCCGCGCACGCATCAGGCGATGAACTATCTGCAACAGTTCGTCGTCATGTCGGACTTCACTGCTGCGGCTGCTACCGGCACCATTTCGGTGTCGTTCCCGATCATCATTCCCGATGCATCGGATACCACGACCGCCCGCACGAACACCGCGTTCTCCACGTGCAACTCAGCGCCTGCGGATTCGGCGGCTATCACGTTCCAGGGCACGGCCAGCACGCCGTACACTCAGAACGCCGCCTTCCATAAGTCGGCGATCCAGTACGTGTTCGTGAAGCCGCCCCGTCCGCACACCGGCGAGTTCGAATATGCCACTGACCCGGAAACGGGCATCAGCATTCGTCTGTGGGCATTCTCGGACGGTAGCGCCGACACGCACGCTTATCGCGCGGACGTGATCTACGGCGTCGAGAACCTCGACCCGCGTCTTGGCACGCGCGGCAGCGGCCTCGCCTGATCGAACTAAGCAGGGGCGTCTTTCGGGGCGCCCCTGTCCGTTGACGGAAAGGCTGACCCCATGACCATCAAGAAGTTTCCCGGCTGGCGCTGGGGCAAGGATCATCCCGAAGGCGCGATATTCGACTCCGAGGATGACGTGCCCAAGGGTTATGTCGATGATCCCAATTTGCTGAAGGTTGCCCCGGAAGGGGATAAGGCGGAGCGCGCACGACTTGCGGCCGACCTAAAGGCAAAGGGCGTCAAGTTCTTTGCGGGCGCGACCACAGAGAAGCTCCGCGAGCTTCACGCGGCCAATCTGGACTGACCAGTGACTATCGCTAGCGCGATCATCTTCTCGGCTCTCCGGGAGTCGAAC